TTCAAATTAGCGGCGGGAGATTCGCTTACCAAGTTCAACATGGTTGATTCTGTAATTGACGATTTTGCTGATAGCACAGGAATCGACACGGGCAACAGCACGAACGAAACCGTATCAAGTGGAGTCTGTCGAGGTACAGCCGGTGCAAGCAAAACAGTATTACTTATTCACTCAGATACTTCTGACAGTTCAACGACATTTACTGACAGCAGTACGGGTGGCTCGACCCACACAATAAGTGCGGCTGGAAATACCGTGCATTCAACCAGCAATCAGAAAATTGGGGCGACATCAATTTTGTTCGACGGATCGGATAATCTCACAATTCCCGATTCGGCAGACTTCTATGTAACTACCGACTATACCCATGAATTTTACTATCGACAGGCAGGGACAACTGGAGAAGATGGTTACGCCAAGGCGGGAATATTTGGACAAAGCGGCACAAGCAGTAACGGTAACCCAAGAAATGCCTTGTGGCGTGGAACAACTGGCTTCTACTGGTATGACGCAGACGCAGATAAATATTCCGACTTTACTGTTTCGGGTACAGATGTAGAAGATGGGGCATGGCATCACGTTGCACTGACTTATGACCTGAGTGCGACTACGATGAAATTGTATATCGATGGCGTAGCGGCTTCCCAAACAATTACCAGTTACACCCCATCAAATAACTCAAACCAGATGTTCTTTGGGCAATTACAAGCATCTAACGGCAGTACAGGTTATTTGCATGGTTATTTAGACGAGATAAGATTTACACAGTCACTTGTATATTCCGCAAATTTCACACCGCCGACTACAGCATTGGGCGAAATCTATTCTGCGGCAGACCTCACGTTAATTAGTACCACGACGACCGCTGAAGCAACGGCAACCCGCGCTGATCTGGTATTTCTTTTGGAGGAAGTTGGAACAAACACATTAGGAACGGACATTAAGGCTTATGTATCTCGTAATGGCAATGCGAATTACAGCACTGCATTAACACTGGTAGACGAAGGTGATTGGGGAACCAACAAAAGAATTATTACTGCAAGGGATGTAGACATCTCTGGTTTAGCGGGAACAACTGCAATGAGATATAAGATTACTACTCACAATACTAGCGAGGGGTCTAAAGAGGCTCGCATCCACGCAGTCTCATTAGGCTGGAGTTAAAGCATGGCATACATAGGAAAAGAACCGCAATTTACCCAGTACCCGTCGAAGTTCTTCGATGGGGACAACTCCGCGATGACGGTGACCCTCGACTATGCTCCACCTAATGATGCCTCCTTGTTGGTATTTATAGACGGGGTAAGACAGGATACTGATGCGTATAACTTAGTCGGTACAAGTCTGACATTCACTGGTGCAGTACCCACAGGGACTAACAATGTCCAAGTAGTTCACATGGGGCTGACGCTGGACGTAGGTGTACCGGGTGATGCCACAATCACTGCGGCAAAACTTGCATCAGGTGTTTCGGCAACGAATATCACAGCACAAAACACCTTCTTTAAGAACTGGAATGCTGTTACAGCAACCCAGACAACAACAATCGCCTCCACGGAGAATGCGCTAATCATAAGCCCAATTACCGTAAATAATGGCGTTACATGGACTATAGTCGGAACGCTCCAACTACTCTAGGAGGTAGATAATGAGCAAAATTATTGTAGACGCAATCCAGAAAACTGGCGGGGCCGCACTTACTATACCAGCGGCAGATGGATCGGCAGGGCAATTTCTGAAAACAGATGGATCAGCGACTTTAAGTTTCGCTACCGAAACCACAACAGACGCTACGAAACTTCCACTGGCAGGTGGAACCCTAACCGGGGCATTAACAACCACGACAGTAACAATGTCTGACAATCTTTTAACAACTCCGATTGTTAAGGATTATGCAGAAACCGTATATGCGGGTGGTAACACATCCACAGCAGTTACTCTGGCTGAAACCAACGGTAATGTTCAAACATGGACTATGACGGGGAACTGTACGTTTACTATGCCATCTGGTAGTGGATTGCAAGCGGGTTCATCGATGACGTTGATACTGACTCAAGACGGTACTGGTTCACGCACTGGCACATTCACAGGAGTGAAGTGGGCGGGTGCAACCGCAGTGACGCTGACGACAACCGCTACAACCGGAATCGACATCCTTACCTTTTACACGTTTAATGGTGGAGCATCGCCAGTGTGGTATGGATTTGCCTCTGGTTTGGCAATGGCGTAGGAGATTATTATGCCACTAGGAGCATTTAGAACGGCCTTGATGGGTATTGCTGGGGCGGGTGGAGATAACGTCAAACTGTTAGCCACGCAAAACGCGGCATCTGATGTTGCATCAATAGCATTTACATCCGATATAAATGCAACGTATAAGGAATATGTTTGGGTGTGGTACGACATAAACCCGGATACGGATAATGCGTCTTTCGGGTTTCAATGTGACGCCGCAGGGGGCGCAAATGGCTACGACGATCTTGATATAGTTTCCTGTTATGGACGTGTCTACATCACATCGAGTACCGCTGGCTCTTTCGATCACTTAGATAATCATGCTCAAGGTGGAACCAGTAGCCTTGCCTTATTAACCAATAGTAATGGATATGATGCCGTGCAAAATTCCGCAGGGGAACTTCATATGATAAATCCATCAAATGGATCACTTGAAACTATTTGGTGGGCAAAAGGACATACTAACGATACCGATGGTAGACCGAATCAGTCTTGGCCGGGTGGGCATTTCATGGTAAACACTGCAATGAACGCCATACAATTTAAGATGTCGTCAGGCTCATTCACAGGTAAGATAAAGATGTGGGGGTATAAGTAATGGCTATTACATTGGTGAAAAAGGAGGAGTTTTCTGGCGTCGCTAATGTGACGTTCACTGACCTTGGTTCCGATTACAAACTCTATCTCTTTAAGTTTTGGGAAATAAGCCCTGCGACAAATAACGTGCGGTTCGACTGTCAATTTAATGCTACTGGTCAAACTGGGTTTAACGAGGCACTGACTACGACTTATGTTAGGGCTTACAACAACGAAGCGAACAACAGTAATGCTTTCGAGTTCGATAATACATTACAGCAACCCGGCTCTACCACGCAGAATTACGGCATCTTGGCAGATGCTGTGTCTAACGAAGCGGTAGGGTCTTTGGCGGGAGAGATGTATCTGTTTGATCCATCGGAAAGTTCGTCCTTTGCGACTGACTACGTTGCTGAGTTCTGTTATCACAAAAATAGCGATTACGTTCAGAGGACGTTTGTGACTGGATACATAAATACGACAGCGGGTATAGCGGCGGCGGATTTTAAGATGAGCAGTGGCGACATGGATGGAACCATCGCTCTTTATGGTATAGGAGCGGAAACATGATACCCACACTAATTTCGACAGGTTCCATTACTGGTAATTCGGCAAGTGCTTTTGAACTTACGTCTGGAATAACCAGTGCTTATGACCATCATATGGTTGTGGTTACCAATTCGAGTCCGGCGGATGTGCATAAATACTGGTATGTCCAGTATGGTGGAGTAGGCAATTCCAGTTACAACGAGAGTTGGTCGGGTTGTCATTTCAATAATGGACAAAAAGATAACGGTACGACTGGACAATCACAGGGTGGTGGATACATATGGCCGGGTTCGCAGAACCAATCAAAAGACATTCCAAGTGGCGCGTATTACCATGACAGCAGTGCCGGTTGCGCTCAAGGAATTATGCACTTGTACAACTTTGCCAGTACTACTTACTATAAAAGATGGTACTGTATTTGGAAATCTTTTAGTGCATACGATCACAGACAGGAAGGCGTCGCTTGGCAGTCAGGTCAATGCCAAACAACAACCGCGATTGATAAATTTAGACTGAAATGGGCAGACCACCATACAGGGAATGAAGATACTGGTATTTCCAATATGGATATAGTTGTTCAACTCTACGGCATCGAATAGGAATTAAATACAATGGCAAGATTCAAAATGGTAGACGGTGTACGAATCCAATATACACCGGAAGAAGAAGCAGAACACGACGCTCTTGAAGTGGAGTGGGCATCAGGTGCTTTAGATCGCGCACTCGCACAATTGAGGCAAGACCGTAATCGCGCACTTGGAGTGACGGATTACTACGCACTAAGTGACGTAGCAATGTCGCAAGAAATGACGGATTACCGTCAGGCACTTCGTGATCTCCCGGCGGGTCTTTCAACGGAAGCAGAAGTTCATGCTGTGAGTTGGCCTGTTAATCCTGAGTAACTGGAGTTAAATATGGCATACGGAGAGGAAGTAAAACCTACTGCTCAACTAGGCAAGGCTAAAGTACAAGATGTTGCTAAGAAGCCTACAATTCAGCAGATTTATCAACAAG